GCCAGGACGGTGAGACCACCATACCCGTAACCCGCAGGGTAATTAATCAACCCCGCATCAAAGCACTTGCCCCTGATGAGGATGTGTTTTGGCCATCCTATGCGATTGATCCGCAGGAAGCACCTTATGTTTTCCATGTCATTAACATGACCCCTGAACAACTTCGTGCGAAGATAAATACCGAAGGATGGGATGAGGAGTTCGTGGACAAAGCCATTGAGCTTGCCCAACAAGGAGAGGTTGATCCGGTAATCAATAATTTACGCTTACAGGAGGAAGTAATCCGCAATGATGATGAGACCATCCGCGTAATCTACTGCTATCAGCGTTTGCTCGATGAAGATGACATTCCCGGTATATTCTGCACAATCTTTTGTGATCGAGTGCCTGAAGTTTATGCCAAGCATCAACTCTTGGACTATGGGCATGGTAAGTATCCTTTCGTTGTATCCACATATGAGAAAACAAGTAAGCGCCTCTACCACTCCCGCTCGGTTGCCGAGCTTGGTGAGGGGCCGCAAAACATTTTAAAGATTGAAGAAGACTCCTCGATTGACAGGCAAAGCATCTCAACACTTCCGCCGTTGGAACATCCGCTCGGTCGAGCGCCAACGAGGTGGGGGCCGGGAGTACGCATCCCGTATCGCACTCCGGGTGAGTACCGATTTGCGGATACTCCGAGATTCGATGGTGGATCGGTACAGGTTCGTCAATATGTCAAAGAACAATTTGATCGATTGATTGGCAGAAACGCACCAGGCGTTGATCCCGTTGAGGCACAGATGAAGCAACAGCGAAACATCGATAAAGTCTTTCAGCATCTCAAGCATTTATTCGATCAGATTTATACGCTCTACCAACAGTATGGTCCTGACGCAGAGTTCTTCCGGGTGACCGGAATGCGGGACATGCAGAAGTTTTCCAAGGGTGCGGCTAATGAACGCTTTGATTTTTATCTGCAATTCGATGCCGCAACTCAAGACCCACAGCAAATGCTTGAGCGGGTAAAGACGATTGCGGAACTTGGCGGTATGCTTGATAAGAACGGAACCTTGGACACTGAGCGTCTATTGCAATTAGCAATTGGACAGGTCTTACCTGGTGCATCTGAGAAGGTATTATTGCCAAAGGAAACTGCATCTCAGAATGCGATGGCCGAGGAGCGTCAGACCATTGCCGAGTTGGTTGCCGGAGTTCCGCCAAATGTGAAACCTTCCGATGCTCACGAATTAAAGATGCAAGTATTTCAACAGTGGTTGGCGCAACCCGACATTCAACAAAAAGCTCAACAAGATCCCGCATTGCAGGAGCGTATTCAAGGGTATATGCAACAGCGCAACTTCGCTATCCAACAGCAGGCTAATGCTCAGATTGGCAGACTTGGCGCGGCTCCCACGCAGTTCGGGCAAACCGCAGACGCGGCATGAAGACTTTCACAAAGATCGGTCAAACGGTCTATCGACCAACATCAAAACCAAAAAATCATGCGAGGTAAAAAAAAGTCAAAGTACATGAGTAAAGGAGGAATGCGTAAGAAACGCCGCTAAATGGCATATCTTATTGCAAATATCCCCCAATTTAAAGTTTGGGTTCGCAAGGAGTTCACGCACAATCACATGAAATACGAAGGAGAATATTTACATGGTTTGGCAATCGCGGTCTGCGCGATCCCTGATCGATGTTTATCTTTTCAGGTAGTATTTACCGGATGTGACGAGGAAGATCCTAACCCGCACGGCGGGGCAATGTGGGCAAGGATGCCAATCACCGCATTAATTGCGGATATTCCCTACGAGGAATGGCCTGAGAAGTGTCCCACCCATATTGCCCAACCGTGGGATTGTCCAAGCCGAGACATGGCTGTAACTAAACTTGACCGTGTAAGTTCAAGCCCCTGGATTGCCAAGCTTGGCGGAGAGTTCTACAAAGCGCATTACATGTTCACCGTAGACTTCACGGGCAATTCCATTGCCGATGATCCTGCGCAACATAAACAAAGTCATGTGCTTGAGTTGACCGAGGGACCGTGGAAGGGGCAAATCATCGCTTTACCCAATAATCGTGTTCGTGTAACGAACCCCGCCTTGTGGTTGGTCGGAGAAGGTCCACCTGATTTTGTACCTAGTCAGTATGTACACTCTGCGGAGAAGCATGATTCATACACTGATTGGGAGACCACCTTTGATAATTTGTATGCGGATGACAAAAACTGATGAGCATAACTTATCGAGGTGAACGCTTTAGTGGTTATAATAAGCCCAAGAGGACTCCGGGTAAGTCTAAGAAGTTTGCCGTGCTTGCCAAAGAAGGGGACAAAGTTCGGCTTGTACGCTACGGGGATCCGAAAATGTCTATTAAGAAGAATATTCCTGCGAGGCGTAAATCCTTCCGAGCAAGACATAAGTGCGATGAGAAGAAGTCTAAATTAACTGCGGGTTATTGGAGTTGTAAGAAATGGTAAGAAAACTGACATCTAAGCAAAAGAAGATCGCAGGGGCGGCAAAGCCTCGCAATAGAATCACAAAGTCCGACTTTGTGGCCTTGAAGAGGCGGAGGAAGAAGAAGTGAGTAAGAATGTCCCTACTAACAAAGCCTTGTATGCTCGCGTCAAAGCAGAGGCAAAGAAGAAGTACAAGGTTTGGCCATCTGCTTATGCTAGTGGGTATTTAACAAAAGAGTACAAGCGTCGTGGCGGAAAGTACAAGACAGTCAAAGGCAAAAAGAAGTAATGGCCAAGAAGAGTGGTGGACTGACCAAGTGGTTCGGCCGCAATCGTGGCAAGGGTTGGATAGACTGCAAGACGGGGAAGCCATGTGGAAGGAAGTCATCGCGCTCGTCGAAACGACCGTATCCCGCCTGTCGGCCAACCAAAGCACAGTGCAAAAAAAGCGTCGCAAAAAGAAAAACCGGACCCAAGCGCGTAAGTTGGAAAGGCAAGCGTAAGTAATGTGCAACACTTGCAAAGAGAATGGTATTGGGTCGTGGTGTTGGTCATGTTCTTCATCGAGCGAGACGCGATTTTAGACATAATGTTTTTAAGCCTATCCCTACTTTACGAACTACTAAAATGAAAACCTACCACGATATAGACCCCGAAGAAGCGGTGACTGCCCTGGTCTCACTTAAGAACGATCCAAACTTCAAGGCATACATCAAGATGCGCGAAGCAATGCGTGAGGAAGTGATTCGTCAATTGCAGTCCAAGGTTGTGATCGATAGCACCAACAGACATTTTATGATGACAGGCAAATTGGAAGCCATAGACGAGGAGTTGGATACCTTCTATAAACTTTAGTTCAGTCATAACCACACACAGCTCGCACGGTTGGGGGGTAACCGTGCGGGCTTTTTTATTGCCTCTGTAACTACAATAGACTATATTTTGCTACACTAGGCTTTATAGCCTTGACATGTTATGGAAACAATTACCGAAGAGGTTGTCTCGGAGTCCTCTGAAAATTCCGTGGATAGTGAAACGCAAGGAGATGGGAATGTCTCGATGGCCGAATTTGCTGATCAGTTACTGAAAAGCAGACAAGCCAAAGAAGCAGAACCTGAACCAACCGAAAGTGAGGACGCACCCGCTGAAGAGACTGCGGAGCCTACGGAACCACTTGAGGACCAATCCGTCGAGGAGACCGAAGCCGAGGAGGAAACTTCAGAGCAGACAGAACCTCAAGATGTTCTTTCAAAATTCAATATAGACCTGGACAGTTTGTCCGAGGAGGAAAGTCGAGAACTTGCAAAGTCGCTGAACGCATCTGCGGTCAAGCGGTTCGGAAGACTAACCGCTCAAAAGAAAGCATTACTTGCAGAGAATGCTGAGTTACAGGCGCAAGCCCAACAAGCTCAACAACCCGTAAGCAGTGAATTACCTGAGTTCCTCAAGGATAACGCTTTGCATAATGTTGCTAATGAACCCGCACTGTTAAAGGAAGTCGAGAACCTGCAAACGCTCATTGAATGGGCAGACGAGGGGATGGACAACGAGGTACAATACGATGATAACGGCAATGAATATGTGCTGAAGGATGGAGAGAAAACCTACACCAAAGCCGAGCTAAAACGCATTCAGAAAAACGCGAGGAAGATTCTTCGTAAGGATGCTCCGGCAAGGCAGAAGTGGATTAAGGAGAGATCCCAATCTGATCAGCAAGCGGTTCAAACCTTTCAGTTCCTTGGGGAACCCGAAAGCGATGATTACAAACTGTTCATGCAAGTCAAAGCTTCACCGCTTTACAAGCCTTTGGTCGAGTATCTTCCCAATAGCAACTTTGCACTTGGATTGATGGTCGAAGGAATGAAAGCAGTGCAAGGTAGACAAGCACAGGCGAGTAAACCGAAACCCAAACCCAAAACTCCGGTAGCGAGTGCGGAATCGGGATCAAGCAGGCCGAAAACGCCCCAGGCTAAGAAGAACAAAGAGGTCGATGCCGCGAAGCGCAAATTCGATGCATCGGGATCAATGGCGGATTATCAGAATTACATGAAACTCAAGCGGGCAACCGCATAACAAAAATCTTAAAATTACCAAGGAGGTAAAAATAAAATGCCTAAAGCATCTACATATAATACCGTAGGCCAAAGAGAGGATCTCAGCGATGTGCTGACAATCCTCGAACCTGAGTCCACACCGTTTGTTTCAATGGCAAACAAAGCAACCGCAACCGGAACTTTCTTCGAAGTTCAAGTTGATGACCTTAGCACCGCTAACTTCGATGGAGTTAATGAGGGTGAGGATGTAACCGCATTCGACAACAAAGCCGCAAACCGCGCTCGTATCGGGAATTACATTCAGAAGTTCCGCCGCACTTACGCAGTCTCTGATATTGCAGAACTCGTTGATACCGCCGGAGTTGCTAACGAATTTGCCGCTTCCGAAGCCAAAGCAGTTCGAGAAATTAAGAGAGATCTTGAAGCGGCTGTTTGTTCCGCACAGGACCGTCAAGCCGATTCCGGTGCAGGCGCACCATACAAAACTCGCGGAATGTTCAAGTGGCTTGGAGTTGGTGGTCAACCATCCGATGTCCCTGCTTTTGCTCAGAATGTAGCAAATGACACCACCGGAACCCAAACCGAAGCCACCTTTAACAGCGTTCTTCAGGAGCTTTACGAAGCCAATGGAATGCCTGGTGGTCAGCTTACTCTTATTGCCGGACCGCAGTTGAAGAAAGAGATCAGTGATTTTGCCCGTCAAGCAGGCGGAGCAGGATTTGCGTTCTCCGTAACTCAACCCGCAGAAAGCAAGAAGATCACGCTCACAGTTAATCTATACGAAGGAGACTTCGGTACTGTGGCCATTGTACCGTCAGTGTTCTTGAATCGCACTTCCGGTAGTTCAACTATCGACGGTGACGCAGGACTTCTTATCGATCCTGAGTATGTTGCTATCCACACTCTCAAAGCTGAGTCCAACTCGGAACTTGAGAATCAGGGAGGTGGCCGCAGAGGTTTCTGTGATGTAATCGCCGGGCTTGCATGTCACATGCCTAAAGCTCACGGTTTCTTTAACTAATTCTAAACAATAAGGAGATTATTCAAATGTCAGAATTAAGTAATAATGAAGCAGGACGCGGGTTTACTCACATTTACACCGCAACCTTCGAAGACTTGCAAACGATTGGTAACGGCGGGCAGAAGACCCTCGCAACCATCCCTGCCGGGGGTGCTGTTGAGATGGTCGGAGTGTTCGAATCCGAAGCCTTCGCAGGCACAACTTCCCTCGTCATTGACGTGGGAACCACAGGCGGAGATCCCGATGAGTTCATCGACGCTCTTGATGTTGATGGCATGAGCGCTCCCGTGTTCAACACCGGAGACGCATTCACGGGCAATCAATCCCAACCCGTTGGTGGAACCAACACCGCCACTTCCATTCTTTTGGAAGTCACTGATGCCGCAATCGCATCAGCAACGGCAGGAAAGATTGTTATCGGACTTCGCATTGTTGACCTCGGTCAATTTGCATAAGTCGTAATTTAGTTGTGGGTTAAGCCCCCTTCGGGGGGCGATCCCACACCTAACCACACAACAAATATGGCGGATATATTTTTACCGAAGTGGAAAGATCAGGGTAAAGGAAACGGTTCAAAGTTCATGGAGAACCTGGACCGTTACTTGCGTTACGAAGTGGACCTTGAGAAGCACGAAGCATCCATGCGTGAGCAAATGGCTCGCAAAGAAAACACTGAGATGGGTTCTGCGCAGACCGATGGACTCGGACAACTCAAAGGTACAATCCCTGCTCGCGAATACTTTCGTTGGCATCAAGCAGAGCGTGGATGTTGGGGGGATAAGAGTTTCGTAAAATCCTTCCTCCGCGACAACCCAAGCTTCAAAGCGAAGTCGATGGAAAAGAAAAGTTTTAGCGGACCAAGCTTCAAGACAGCATGAGAACGATTGGCGTAAATGAAATGGTAACAAACCTCACCTTGATGGTTGGGGTTGATTCGTTTCTGACCGCTGAGACCAACGCCGCCATTCGCTCTTTTAATCGCTATGGCCGATTGGCATGGGAGCGGGCAAGATGGCCTGACACCATTCGCCTGGAGCAAAAGATTCCTGATATTCAGGTTAGGAATGTAAACATTACAAGCGGGGGGAGCGGATACACCGGAACTCCATCCGCAGGATTTTCAGGCGGAGGTGGATCAGGAGCCGCCGCCACACTTACGAAGAACTCGGACAACGAGGTCAACGGAGCCGCAATCACTAATCACGGTACGGGATACACCTCCGCACCAACCGTTGCAATTACCGGAGGCTCAGGAAGCGGGGCAACCGCAGAAGCGACAATCATAGCAGTCCTTGAGTTGGGTAACACGATTGGCGAGATCCTCCGGGTCACTGAGCATGACCCTTACGAAACAGGGAACACAAGAGACCTTGCATTTCGTTTGGAATTTTCATCCACATCTGCCTCGGACTACGGACAAGCAGTCTTGGTTGACCGCTCAAGTACAACGCCTGTCTATGTACTTTACCGCACACCATTCCCTGGCTATGCCGCAGGCGGGGAGTTCCCCTATGTGTTTTCTGAATATGCAGTGCTTGGTGCTTACTCTGACTATCTTTTGGCAGACTCGCAATTTGAAAAAGCGGGTCCAATTCAAGCACAGGCTGAGGCTGTCATCTTGCAGGAGCTAGACAAGCTTGAGCGCCAATCTATGCAATCAAGCAACTTACAATTTATCACTTACGGAACTACATCACCAACAGGAATATAATATTATGTCATCAGAATACAGAGGACTCGGCCTAAATGGCGGAACATACATTAACGGAACCGATGTTGTGACAGGTAGATTCTTTGCGATCCAAGCAACTGAAGACACCGTCATTCAAGCACAGGCATCCAACATCACCAACTTGGATAATCTTTGCCAACCCGTGGATAACACAACCTTATCCGCCGGAACCGTGATTTACGGAAATTTCACAAGCATCGATCTTACGAGTGGTGCAGTGATTGCCTACAATATATAGGATGGGATCATCCGTTATATCCCTCGGCCTCGGACTCGGAGGCGGAAAGGCGGCTACATCGAGCGGTCGTTTAGCGGGTGGTAGTCCATGGAACGGCAACCAATATAGCGTCAGCTTTGATGGAACAGATGACTTTGCCGACACAGGCAACAAGTTTGATTTCATGCAGCAGACCTTGAATTTTACTATCTCTGCATGGATAAAATACACGAACCATGCAAGCACTTCAGCAAATCAATACACCCTACACACCACGGATTCAAGTAGTCGTATAGGTTTCATGCTGTGGTACGACAATCGACATGGCGGAAAAAAAATCAGAACCCTTATTTCACCTACCTCAAGCACCAAGGCAGAGGTTACCGTTAATAACGCCATAACGGATAATAATTTTCATCATTTTGCGGTTACCTGTGCCGCAGGAGGAAATTACACACTTTATATAGATGGCTCTAGCGTTGGAAGTGCATCCGCCCCCGCCACATCTTCAAATGTTGCCATGCACAATTTCACTTTAGGTGCCGCAAAAACTACAGGAGGTTCAAGCACTTTACATTTTGAGGGAAATTTGGATGAAGTCGCAATTTTTAATAGCGAACTTTCAGCATCTAATGTAACCGCCATCTACAACAGCGGAGCACCGGATGACATATCATCACTAAGTCCCGTAGGATGGTGGAGAATGGGTGATAATGACGAAGGTACAGGCACTACTATAACGGATCAAGGAAGCGGAGGAAACAACGCAACGCTTACTAACGGACCAACTTTTTCAACAACAGTACCAACATGACCAAAACCTACTGTATTATTGATTCAGGCGATGTATCTAGCGTTGACTTTGACCAAGTATTTGAATCCTCAGAAAACACTTTGCGATACAATAATGAGGGGACCCAAACCCTCGTAAAATACGAGGGGTCAAAGCCTAGATTCCTTTACGGAAAAGACACCTACACGCACTCGCAGATGCTTGAAATCCTAGCGGGTGAGGATTGGACACCCACGGAATGATCTACCTCCTACCATTGCTTTTTTTTGTTTTAGCCGGATGCTCTCTTCGTTCGACCTACCCAACGCTCGGAGCTATTGTCGGTGGCGGGGTTGGTAGTTTAGGCGGCCTTGGAGGGTCTGCACTTGGAGCAGGCATAGGGGCGGTAAGTGGAGAAGCACTTAAAAATGCAGATGCTTTGGTCGAGGCCGAGGAAACGATTCAGGCTTTATCGCATGGAGATGTAACCGCATTGGTGGCACAGGGAATGGCCGAGCATAAAAGCGGGATGCAGGGATTCATGGATACCGTTAAGCAGTGGTTGCTTTATGCGGCAATCCTTCTTGGTGCTTACCTGGGCATACCAATTTTTGTAGCCAAACGAACCGCACGATCCTGCTCCAAATCTGAATTTGCCAAGCAAGCAACCCGTCCACCTTTTCCTGTCAAACCGCCACCTAGATGAAAAACTTTTTACTACTCAAAGACAAATTTCACGCTCTAAACAAAAAAGATAAAATGCTTACGATACTTGGATGCCTCATCGTTACGATCATTGTAATCGAGTTCGTTTTTTAATTATGGACCGCGTAACATTAGCAGGGATTGGGGGAACGCTCGCAACGGTAAGCGGATCTTTCCATGAGATCATTGGAATAGTAGCCGGAGCCATGACGGTAATTTATATGGCCATCAAGATTCACCAAGAGATCACCAAGAAGTAATGCCACGCTACACTCCAAATGGTCCGCTTGACGATCCTATCTTAGTAGACGGGGATCGCGGATTTCGTGGTATCG